CATAACTCTAAATGATGCGCTTCCTGCGTTAATATGTTTTTTGTTTCAGGTGTAATATCACGGAAATTTAGGGTCATCGACATTGACTGCACGAGACCCTTAACAGGCACCTCAACGGAACCGCTAATGCCGGCGCCTTTAATCTCCTCGACTACGGCGCTAATAACTGGAGCGTCGTGCTGTGTAATACCAAGGAAATCTTTACCGTCACGATAGACTTTATAATTAACTACGGCCATATTTTATTACCCGAATAGTGTTGATAAATAGTCTGGATCGTATTCTAGACTAAAATTGATACGCTCTGCTGGTGATTGCGTACCCCAGTTAACATGAAAATTCACAATGCCATCCATTAGGTCTAATGTGCCATTTTCGCTTTCTAAAAACTCAATCCGACCTCCGAGAATATATCCCCGTGCTGTGTAGCTATTCAGATTAATCTGTTCGCTGTTCACGATGGTTTGAGCTAATCGATGCCCGATAGGTTCATCGACTTTTTGCCACCACGTTAAAATTAGTTGGTTACCGTACCAGCCAAACATTCGACGATTCGAAATAAACGTGTCTTTTACATCAGTGACATCTGGGAAACACGCCGTTCTGTTACCCCACAATTTCCACCCTCCGGAAAAATTTAATGCCGTAACAACACCATTTGAGTTCAGAGAATTAGCCACTTCTAGGCTTATCCAAATCTCCGTTTTACCATCTGCTGTGGCAGCCTGCATTTGTAGTAATTTGTTTGACGGACTAACAAATGGGACGTCGTTGTTATCAGCATCAGTTTTAGCTATAACACCTGCAGCTAACGTGGATAACCTCATAACTTGATTATTAAAAACAGCCCTAGGCCAACAAACAATTAAATCCTCCTGAACTAAATTTTTTTGAATTTTATATTCAGGAACACGTGTATAATCAGTTAATGATGTAGGCAAATCAGCAACCGCAACTGCACGGAATATACCGTTAATCGAGGAGGCCTTGGTGGCCATGATTGCTGCAACCGATGGATCGTCACTAAAACCTGGAGCGACTATCACACCTGGTAAAACACGATACTGTGTAAAAACCCGATCTACTAATTGAATACCTGTTGTTTTATTTGTGCGTAAATCAACACCACCGATACAATCCTGCGCAGTAACTAGTTCTGGAGCAGCATATGTATATGTCGCATTAACAGAACTCGCAGATTTTAGAGCACCAGTTTTTGAAACGCTGATTTGGCCAGTAATTTTATTTATTGAATAATCCACACCTAGTTTGCATTCAACACCTGCCGACGTTGTTAATACACACTGAATAACGTCATCATTTACTAATTGGCCAGTTAGTGATTTCAGTCTAACTGATTCGTTTGTAACTGTTTTTTTATGCGTTGCAGGGTCAAAAATATTTATAAAAATTGCAGGAGCGCACGCATATAAAACAAACATTGTATACGCCGCCTCTGACAACCCCCATTTTTCGAAATTATCATTGGCTGTATAACCCAACGCCCGAACTGCAGACGCATTGTTATAACATAAAACAACCTCACCATTTTTGGCAGCGATAGATTGATCTGATAATCGATGAGTTGGTGCACAACCAATAAAAACTGGAATAGACGCGGATATTTGTCTAGGAGGAATAATTGAGGTTGCAACCTGGTTAACCGTAACACCATGAAAAAAAGCCATTACGATCTCCTTTTACCATTCATATATTGTTGATAAACATTCCGGTAGCATTGAGCCACGAATGAGTCACCGTTTCGAATTCCAGCTCTCGCTGCCCCGACCTCGTCAGAGGAAACTAACAGTGCTGCAAAATCAGGGTCTCGAGTTTGACGTTCCGAAATTTCGGGAGGTAGAGGACCGTTATATATCGAACCAGTAGTTATAGTGATGCCCTGCCCAGACATAGTGGGACCTAAATAAATTATTTGAGACATGTTTACCTCTATGAAAATGAATTATTTAATTCGCGTTTTGGTATGTTGATGATTCTGATAAAATTAGTCATTACGACAGCCGCAAAATATGGCGCGTCAGCCTGTAAACCTGCCTCATACGGATCAATCGATTTTGGCAAACCATAGGTGCATTTGATATCATCATATAGATAAAAATAATTTTTACCCCAAAACTGATAATTTTTAATCGTTAGGGCGATTTTATCTATCAAATTTAAAACCTCCTCAACGCCCTGCTCATATTTTTTATAACTATCTGACGAATGAATACCACAGACAATAGCAATATTAAAAATCTGCTGGCACGGTTCGTCATTTGAAAACGAATTTTCCAGAGGACGAATCAGAATAAACGGAACATCGCTATCGCTACGTTGTTGTGTAGTAACATTAGACGGCATAGAGCCTGTTTTGGGTGGCAATTGCCCAATAATAACATTGGGTTTAGCTCGAAAAAAACGATTGCCATTAGGGTGTTCTAGGTGCCACGTTTTCAATTCATCATTTAGACGTTGCTGTAGCTCATTAATCAATAAAAATGATGACATTATTTTGCTCCATTTTGTTTTAACCAGCGCTCCATTTGTTGCGTGAAACGAGTGTCATAACGCTGCTGCGCCTGCTGCTGCACGACTGACACAATATGTGGACGAGCTGCAAATTGAGGGATAGACGGTCCAAAAAATTCTTGGATTTGAGTTTTTCTAGATACAGTTTTTACTCCCCGTTGACGCTCAAAAATACCCATATGGCCATTGGGCATCACAGCAACAAATGCATGCCGAAAAACTATTGTTTTTTGACCAATGCTAACCCTAACCCCTCCTCGTGTTTTGCCAATCATCGGTTTTTTTGGGTTGTGTTTAAATTTAACCAATCCCACAGGATGACCAACAATATCAACACGCCCGTTAAATGAACCATTGGCGCTTGATTTTATAATAGTAAATGCGGGGAAAACCGATTTCCGGTTTAGCCCGGACTCCTTTACTATTAACTTTGTGCCGTCAGTTCGCATACCAGCCAGCGCCCTATTTGTCGCGTCTACGCTGGCTCGTATAGATTTGTCGCCGAGCTGTTTTAATATATTTTTACTAATTTTTTCGCGACCAATATCAATTTTCATTGATATCATGATGTCAATCTCTCTAACCTAATGACCAAATCGTTTGTCAGTATTTGAACTGATATCACACGCCAATAGTCACCATTGATATTGACGCGTTCACGAACAGCAGGATATGGATTTAATGAACAGATATCACAACGATAAATAACAGTCTCGGAGTCAATCCCATGCGTAAACTGGGTTGATTCTGTAGGTGTTTCATCGACAACTAATAACGGATAGCCATTCCATTTAATGGACACAGCGAATTCATGCTCGTTATAGAACACGTTAGCATTATCAACCTGCAGCTGAGTTTTGAAATTATTCATTATCATCATCAGATTCATAATTAATCAATAATTGACGTAATTCGTCGTCTGATTGTTCAGAATTGAACGGAATTGTACGAGCTGTTAATTCTAATTCGAGCTGTTCGCGAGATAATGATGAAATGTCGATTCCGTCATCGTCATCGTCATCGTAATCGTCATTGTCATCATTAACACCATGTTTTTTTAATGACTCGCGGTGTTCATTAACTAATTGCTGTAACGTAGCCAAATTATCCGTTTTTTTAAATACAACCCCTGCAGCGGTCAACTCGGTCTGACACTGAGATTTAGTCATTTCAGTAACAGGCGTAATGCCGTTTGAATCATCGGTATTTTTTAAAACGCGTTGGTTTTCTGTAATAGCAATTTGATCGTAATACTGAGCAGCACCGAGTTGGATTAATCGTTCCGCGTCATGCTCATTTAGATTTTCTGATATAGCTAAAATGGTGCCTGCTGGATATTCCACTAGATTATGAAAAACAGGACTCAGTAATTGTATATATGTTGACATAAATAACCCTCAAAAGTGGGGACGTGTCCCCACTGATTTATTTGACCAATTTAATTTATTTATTCGATAACACGCGAGCACTGATAAACGCGTCAACCTGATATAAATTTGGTAATGGTGCCGATTCTAATTGAACATATCGCGCGCTGCCATCGTCTTTTGTCCACGAGAACGGGAATCTAGGTAGAGCTACTAGCGAATACATATTTTGAATCATGCCGTATAACATTTGACAACCAGCAGATTTACAACCAATCAGAACGGCATCGTCAGGGATTAATGACTCAACTATGCCTGAAACTGGGTTTCTATATTTTTCGCTATATGTGTAAATAGGGATATTTGACGGAGCTAAACTGCCGTGATAAATAACTCCCTGGTCGGCCAACAATTGCTCCCGCGCGGAGCCCAGATCACCTACGTGGAAATTGCGGTTATCTAACCGTTTCATAATTTTTTCATTATTGAGGAGAGCTCGAATGACCCGTTTCCCAACGATAATGATAGTCGGAGCCATGCCGCATCGTTCAGATATTGTTTCTGCCCAATCATCTAAATCAAACATTGGATCGCCCTTTTTATCCCAGCAGCTATCACCAGATAAAATGATTTTTTGACGACCCGCGGTATAACCTAAATCTAATTTAAAATCGGACTTCTCGCCTTTTACATAGATTGAACCATTAACGAGAGCCTGTGCAGCCATGACCTCCTCCAATCTGCCCACGCGTTCATCTAACGAATTCAACGTCTCACCTAATAATCGATGTTCTCGTTCAATTGGAGAGAGTGGTTTTAAAAAATCTTCACCAAATATGCGAGTCGTTGTATCACCTGGAACTATCGATTTGATCTCTTTAGTGTAACACGGCATTACAGATTTAGTTTCATATCCCGCATTTTCAACAAAACGCCCATTTTCGAGAGGATGAACAAATGCTGCTACATCTCTATCACCCTGTTTGATATCGATCAGAACGTTTTTTGTTTCAAATGTTTTAACACTGGAAAAAAATGTATCTAATAAAAACCGTCGTGGACTATAACATTGATGGAGTGCTGCAATCAGCATTTGCGGTTCATATATATTTAATTTTGACATTTAATACCTCTGTTTTATACGGTTTTTGGTGCTGGTGACGTGGATAGGAAAAATATTCCGTTTTTTCGTGCATCATCAAAATGCAGCTCTGCAGTGTCATTGCCACCAAAAATCAATGCGCGTTTATTGAATTCACCTGTCAGGTAAACAACTCCTGCAGTACTGCCAGAGGTTGCGTCAACATCATGAGCTAAAATGCCATAAACGGTTTTAGCACTAGTGGAACTGTCCACTAACACACATTCACCAGAGGCGTTTTTAGCTAAAACAGAACCTATGAGGTAAACTGCACCCGCAGCCAATGTCACAGATTCTGTCGTTTTGTGTTTATAACCTGCAAATAGGTTATTTGGTTTAAATTTATCTAATATTGGCATGTTTATAACCTCTTTGCGGCTCTAGCACCAGCAGCCACGTTAGCTAAAAATGATTTTTTATCGATTTCGTCGTTATTAGTATCGCTCGCAGTGGATGCTGGCACTCGATAACTAGCATCTGAGGCGTAATCATCCGCCAATTTGGAGCGCTGAGACTGTTCCGCCATCAAAACAGCATATGACACCTGTTCGGCTGTCATAGGTGTGGAAAATTTTGCGTTGCGTAACAATTTTCCATGACCAACAATATTTAATTTTTCTATACTGGCTATACGCTCACGTTCCTGGATAGCACCACGTTTAAGAATTGCGTTGTACAAATCAGGATTTTTCCGAGAAAACGCCGAAATGGCTTTTTTTGTAGCCACATGCTCTTTTTCATCGTCATCGTCATCGTCATCATCTTCCGATGCATCCGTTTTTTTATCATCGTCATCGACATCATTTTCCGATGCATCCGTTTTTTTATCATCGTCATCGACATCATTTTCCGATGCAGCCGTTTTTTTATCATCGTCATCATCATCTGCTTTAGACCGCCCAGTCGCTTTCAATGAAAAATTTAGCCTATCTCTGTTTGATTTAACGCCCATTTGAGAAACTCCACTATTAATATTGTTAAGATTATTTGTTTTAGTTAATAATGATTTGATTACATCGCGTAGGCTGCTAATTTCATCCGCCATACCGAGTTTAATCGCATCATTAGCTAGGAATGTTGACCCCTGCCCAAAATCTGCAAGGACTTTTTTACGCGAAACATCACGAAATGCGGCCACATCATCGATAAAAATATCCGCCAAACCATCGAGTTGTTTTTGCAATTCGGCTCGGCCGTCATCCTGCGTTGGATCCAGCCGTTTTTTAGGAGATTGTGAGGACACAACCTCGTAATCAGTTAATCCCGCAGCCGAGCGAGCTTTGCTATCATCAGTCCACGCAGCAACAACACCAATGCTGCCCAATATTGCTGTTTTATCGACATAGATATGACTAGTTGCAGAGGCGATCCAATATGCGGCTGAGCACGCCATACCCTGCACATATGCAACGATAGGTTTTATTTCGCATGCCTCATCCAAATAATTAGCAAATTCATGCGTTCCTGTAACCTCACCACCTGGAGAATCAATTCTCAAAACGATGGCCTGAATTGAATCATCATAAATAGCCTCATCAATTCGCCGTTCTAGTGACTCTAGTGATGCTGCACCGCTAATATCTGAAAAAAAATCAGCGCGCGTAAAAATAGGACCAACAACATCAATTACAGCTATCTCGCTATTATCAGTAGATTCGATTAATGATGTCTGTTCCGATTTTATTGCTGCTGCGAGCTGAGGATCTGAGTAACTACGATTTGCTATTGAAATTATTTTTTCTAACGCATCGGGCTGTATTGCCCATGGAGTTTTACCTATAAACGATAAAACTCGATTACATTGTTTTTTAGTGTTCATAATTATTCATCGGCGTCCTCATGATTATTATTGTCATTAGGTGTGACGGGTGCGACAGGCTGAAATGTTGACGTATTCAAACTGACCCCCATGTTTCGCATAAATTCCTCCTCCCTCGCTTTTTCTTTAATTACATTTTCAAAATTCTGTCCATTTATTTCGGCTGTTGCGCGAGATCGAGATACGAAACCATATTCGACAGCTTTGTTAGCTGCATCGTACTCTTTACCGGGGTCGAGTTGACCTGGAGTTGGTCCTACCCACTGAGCAGAACAATAGGCGGCGCGCATTGCTATATCAGTTAAAAAACCCGGAGCGTTAATTCGCCCCTTAATTACAGCCTCAGTTAGAAATTCCTCAAACGCTGGTTGGCAAAAATTGCTAATAATAAAACTGCGTTTGACTCGAAACATTTTCCACGCCTCTAGTAGGGCTGCGCGTGAGGCACTGTAACTAGACGAAAAATGTTTAATTAATATTTCAAACGGGAGTTCCAACGCCATGCCCACCTGTTTCATTGTTGCTAGAAAAAATGGGTCAAACTGATTGCTCGGGCGTGCAGCATTTACAACTTGTAACTCTTCACCAGGTGCGCCATCAATCCAAGTGCCGGAACCTAGAGTATAATCCGTATCCTCCCACGGTTTTTCGGCATTTTCATCACCGTAATCAACGGGCATATCATCAGATGGCATAGGACGTTTTACAAAAACCGCTAACACGGCGTTAACAACAGCTGCAGCTATTTCGGCCTCACTGTATTTAGATATCTGTTTGATTGTTTCAATGACGGGAGCCAGAATTGGCACACCGCGCGCCTGGTCAATTCTCTCGCTCTCCATTATATGTAATACATTTCGACGGCCAGTTTTTGCCCCGTAATACTCGACGCGTTCCCACGTTGGCGGGGTAAAATCCAGTACATTTCCTGGGTGAGGTGTTCTAATATGAATAGCAATAGGAATACCATCATCATCATATTCAATACCGCCTGCAAATTTTTTATCATCAGGCAGATCATTAGGATTGCACACCCGGTCGGCCTCAATTAATTGCAATTTCACATCATAAATAGAACCCGTGCGAGGAACCCATGGCATCAATACAAATACATCACCAGATATTTGTTGAGAAACGCTAATAAGCCTTTGAATTTCCTTAAAATTTAATTTACGTGTATAATCACAACTTAATTGACTGTCAGCCCACAGTTCGAATTCACGCTCAATAGCATAGGACAGTTCCTGCGCTTCCTTATCAGTAATCCCCAGCACGTCGATCTTTGGTGTTGATTTCAATATTAGACCTGAACCAATCACATTTGTATTAATTGTACTAATTGCCCCACGAGCTGCTGGGGTGTTGTTATACAAATCTCGACATCGTTCACGCAATATTGGCAGGTCGTTCAAAATCGCACTATTAGCATTATTGCCATTCGTGTTCCAATCCTGCATAGATCGTTTGTTAGTAGCGCCTGTATACGTGTTCCCGCCTCGAATAATATTACGAGCATATGAGGAGGCATGGATACGAACTAAATTAGCCTGTCGTTTAGCAGCCCAGGCTGGGGAAATAATCGAAATAGCCCGTTCAATAAATCTCATTTAGTGCCTCACATGAACATTTTTGATTTTCCTTGCGGTACCGCCGTTTAGAATAGATAGAGTCCGCTCCCAATATTTACGTTGACGAACAATTTCGTCGAGATTAGCTCTATTGATTGTTTTGCCGGAAATAGTATAGGATTGAGCGCCATTGAGAATTGCAATTTCTGCATTCAAATACATGTTAAACATATACGTAGCGCGTTGTTTAGGCGTCATTACTGATAATAAATCGTCTGTCATAAATTAAATATTTCCTCAGATTAATATTCCCCCTCGTTTTTTATTACTGCGTAGCCTAATTTTTCGGGGTGGTTTTTGGTTTTCGGAAACGATCGTCTGAACGATATCGGTATCAGTTGCTGTAGTTTCTACAGGTGGCGTTTCAACTGACGATATGTTCATGTGCCGTGGTGGCAATTTTGGTACGCAATCAATTAATAGGTGTTCTGGTATTGGTTGATTGACGTATAGCGTGCGCTCTGTCGTACAGGCTGTTAGACACAGCAACAGGAACGAGACGATTAGCGCAATCATTATTTTTGAGTTGCTCATTGATTTGCTCCTGCCGTGATATTGATTGATTTTCTAACTCTCGTTTAGAACGCTCATTGTCAGCGATAATCTGATTGTTTCGAGCTATGGTGTGCTGTAACTGCTCTATTTGGCTGGTTAGAGCAAAATTATCGCGTTCCAAACGCTGTTTATCATGA